AGAGTCGTAATTGATCCGCAAGGTCAGGCATGAGGTCTGGCTTTGCTTTGCCAGATAAATCCCTGTCAATGTCAATGGCTCGGACGATACCTTCTGCATCAGGATTGTGGTCAGAAGGACGAGATGCATGACGTAAGTCGCCGACCCACCCGTCCGAGGATCTATCCCTATCTGCGCCGTAAGTGTCATCAACTTGAAGCCGTAGCTGCTGTCCTGCTCTACAGAGGCGCGGCGTGTGCGTCATTGCTGCACTCCCAACGCTTCTGTGAGTTTAATGTTAGTTCATCATGTCCACAGTCAGGCATGGGCGCGATGAAAGCATCATCTATGGGATCGTATGTGTAACCAATTCCAGCGTAATTGTATCTAATTGACGATGAATAACTTGTCCGCACGCACTTCTGACCGCGAAAGTTTCCGTACCATTCTTCAGGTGTCAAACCTTCGATGGTTTCAGTCTCGTCTTTTCCAACGATAACTTCGGTAACTACGTTATTTTTATCAAGAAAAGCATAGTGAGCCATTAGACAGTCACCGTTCCTGTTCCTGCTGTAAATGTATAAACTTTGTATCCTGTGGGAGTTGTCTTAGTATAAGTCAATCCAGCATCAATACTTGTGAGGTCTGCAAAAGTATCCGCGTAGCGAAGAACAACCACGCCAGACCCACCGTTACCAGCTTGAACTGTTGGAGGTGCTGTTGTAGTTCCCGCGCCTCCACCTCCTGAGCCTGTATTTACTGAGCCGTTTCCAGGAGTTCCCTCATCTTTTGAGCCGTTTCCGCCTCCACCTGATCCCCCTGCTCCAAAAGTTCCTGAGCCTGATTTACTTCCTCCGCCGCCACCTGCATAGGTTAAAGAAGAACCCGAAATTGAAGTTGTAACTCCAGCTCCACCTGTTCCGCCGTTAGCTCCAGAATTTACTCCGACTGCTCCCGCGCCGCCGCCTCCGCCGCCCGCGTCATTGCTGCTGCTAGATCCATTACCACCAGCAAAGCCCTGATTTGCAGTGCCAGCCGCACCAGCCTGATAAGCACCGTTATATGCTCCGCCGCCTCCTGAGCCACCAGTTTTTGCAAAATAAAAACTTCCTTTATATCCGCCGCCTCCGCCGCCACCCGTAGATGTGATTGAAGAAAATACGCTGTTGTTACCGTTAGCGGATTCAACAGTTGTTAATGCTCCTGCTCCACCTGCGCCAACTGTGACGGTATAGCCAGAGCCACCAGTTACCGATAAAGCAGATTCAAGACTTCCTCCGCCACCAGTCGCTGTAACTGTGCAACGAAGTCCACCTGCTCCTCCGCCGCCCGCTCCAGAATATCCTGCTCCTCCAGCTCCTCCAGCAATGACAAGATAGTCAATAGAACTGGGTGCTACAGGTGCTACAAATCCTGTGCTGAAAATTCCTGCTGTAATTGCGCCAATCATTAAGCGATTCCACCTACAACATACCAAACGTCAGTTGCAGTTTTAATGCAGACTGCCGTCTTATATTGAGCCAAGGTAGGCTGAGCTGCAACTGCACCTGATGAAAGGACAGTAGTCGTGCCAGAAGTGACTGCTGAGATTGTTACTGCTCCAGCTCCTTTGTTAAGAACTGTAATTGCTGTGCCTACTGGGAACGCTACTGAGGCGTTAGTAGGAATCTTAAAGGCTACTGCTGTCGCCTTGTTCATAGGGACTAGGACTTGGTACTGATCGTCCAAGACTGCCGTGTAATCAGCCGTAGCGTCTGCATCGACTGTGAAGGCTACTAGCCCGTTAAAGGCGGCAGCCGTTAAGACATCTCCTGTTGCTGCTGGAAAGCCTGTTGCCATTGTTTTCTCCTAGTAACTCATAGTCGAGACACCGATTATACCGTAAGTGCTGCTACCGATGATGAAAGCATCGAGTATTGGCTCAAGGGTCGTGACGGTAACGCTCATCTTGTTTGGGGTTATATCCCACGCAAAGCCTTGTGCTTGCAGGGTTTTCACAATCGTAGATCCTTGTTGGGTCTCGTTTGTAATCTTAAGGTTGTCAAAATAGTCCAGCGCAATCATTGTGTCGGTCGGGACTGCTGTGTCTAGCAAGTCCACGGTCATGGCGTCAATGCGGATAGTGGTCTCTTTGCGGGTGTTTACATAGTTGCCAGCAATGCCAGCAACAATAGTGTCAGTCTCAGCAATAAGGTTTTCTTGAGTCAAGCCATGAGGGAAATACTTGTCGATAGAAGCCTGAGAGATGACGTTCTGTGCTGTGCCGCCTACTCGGTTAAACTTCACATCGTTGATGATGAGTTTGTCATCAAAAGCGTACTGGACGTTCTTGTAAGGAATACCTGTGGTCTGGTTAAAGTCAATGGCAGTAGTCCCTAAAGTTGAGGCTACTTGGCTGCGAGACTTAAACACAGCCGTGCCATCAGGGCTCATGTAGAACGCGCCTAGACCTTCTGAGAACTCTGCGTTCTTAACAGCTTCTAAGGTTGTGCGGATAGTTGCAGGATCAGCTACGCAAGTAGTAACTCCCGTTGCAATAGAACGCATTGAGACTGGCCATTGAACGTCATCAAGAATCTTGTTTATGCGAGTGCCTGTGTCTTGCCCTGCTGGAGTTGTGGGAACTGTTGCTACGTTAGCCATCTGAAGAAGGCGAAAGCCGTCTGTGCAAAGCAAGTCCACATAAGCAGTTTCCTGCCCTTGAGGGAATGTATATTTGTAATCATTTACGTAACCAGAAAAGAGGAAGTGATCAGCAGTTGCTGTAGTTGCAGAGACTCGCAGCTTGCGCAAAGGTGATAAGTAGCCCGCATAGGGGCTGCTCAAATTCTGAGGGTTAAAATTTCCTTGCGGATCAAGAACGCGCACAATAGCAGTGCCAGCCTCATAGGTATCTTTCATGATATTGCGACCACGGCGAATTGAGATTGAATATACGTCAGGAGTTAAATCAACAGCAGGAATAAGAACTTCATCTGAGCCAAAGCGAGAAACACCAATAACGCCATTTTCTTGAGACCCTATGACGAACCCTGCCCCGAAAGTTGCACCAGAGCTAAAGTCGAAAGTAACCGCTATCTGTGCAGGTAATGCCATTATTCAAAGCCACCAGTTCTACGGTTTACATAAGTCTGGTTGCCAGTTGAAAGGCTCTGCTGCATAAGGTTCTTTGCAATCGTGTTAGTCAAGTCTCCATCGCCTGTAATCTTTAACTCGATTACTTGCGGAGCCATTGCCGCTGCAACTACTGGTGAGAAACCGCCTGATGCTCCTGCGCCTTGTGAGACTAGCTGAGAGAAAGAGCCTGAAGCAGCCATCTGTGAAGGTGTAGGCATTGCTGCGGCTGATGCTGTAGTGCTTGGCACATTAGGTGCAGTATTGCCTGTAAGCACGGCTGCTGCCTTACCAGCAAGGTATGAGAGGTAAGCATCGAGGTACTCGAAAGGGTTTTTAGCGTTAGGCAAGGCTGAGAGGAACTTGGAAAGATTGCCTGTTGAATCCTGAGCCATAAGAATTTGATTAGTCAATCTGCTTGCTAGATCAGTATTGCCATTGAGCAAAGCTAATTGAGCCTGTAGGCGAATTTTCTCTTCTTCCGAGATTTTACCCTTGAGAGCAGCAACAATCTGAATCTGGTCTAGGTCAAAGACTGTGCCAGCCTTCTTGAGTGCGGCTTGCTTCTTTAATTCTGCTGTGTTGTTCTTAGTAGCCTTGGCAAGAACTGTTGAAGATTTAATCTGTGTCTGTGCAAGTTTGTTTAATGGCTGGGCAATAGCAGAAGGGTTCAACTTCTGCACTATCTTGCCGTTAGGGCCGAGTAAGCCACCGAAGGTAGTAATAAAGTCCAAGCCCTTGTAGAGCTTAGTAAGTGCGCCTACTGCAAAGCCTACGGCTGTAGTAATGCCATTAATTGCCTTGGCTACGTTGTCAATTGCCCTGACTGCGTCCTGGACTTCTGATCCACCACCTGCCATTGCTAAGGCATTGACTAGACCGCCACCGATAGTCTCCTTGGCGTTATTGGCTGCAACTGTAAGGACATCGAGCTTGTAAGCATAAGAGTCTAGGTAGGCTTGATTAGCGCCAGCGAACTGAGCATTGAGGATAGTAAGAACCTCAGCAAAGGACTTTGACTTTAATTCTGTCTGGCTAAGACCTGTGTTGTACTTCTTAAGTCCACGAGTAATACCAACGTAACCGTTGGCTAAATCCTGAACTACCGTAGCAAGATCAACGCCTGAACCGCGTGAAATTGAAAGAGCATCGTTGAGCAGCTTGTAACTTGTGCCTAAATCTTTTGTAGTTGTAAGTAGGGCTTGAAAGGCTGGACGAAGCACGTCATCAGCGACGCCAGCGGTAATCTCAAGCTCTCTAATGAACTTGGTAATCTGTGGGTTAGCGTAAGCGAGTCCGAGGTTATCTACCGCATTGGCAAGGCGGATAGCCGCTGCTTCATCAGCTGCGAAAGCCTTGACTGCGTCCTTGCTATATCGGATTAAAGCGGCAGACCCAAGTGCTAAACCTAAGCCTTTACCTAACTTAACAACGTCCTTCTGTAACTTCTGGACTGCGGTATCGGCTTGCTTAAACGCCTTCTTGCCTGTGAACTCCGCAGCAACGTCAATTCTTAAATCTGCCATTAGACCTTGTCCTTCATTGAGTCGAAGTTAGCTGCTGCCTTTTCAATAGCTTTTACTACGCCATCTTGAGCCTTGCCACGATCATCTTCAAAGGCTCTAAAGATTGCGCGACCAGTCATCTTTTGACCTTTGCCAACCAACTGGCCGCCAAGGTTAGGTGTGAAGTTGCCTGTTATGCCTGACTTGCGTCCTGCTGTTTCGTAGATAGCGCCAGCAGCACCTTTGTTAAAAATAGAAGCAAGTGCCTGAAATCCTCGACGGTTCGGCTTGCTAGGTGTTGACTTAAAAGTGATGCCCTTACGAGCCTCTTGGTAGTCATAGGAGCGATTAGCCCAACGCCCACTGGCATTAGGTCGCTTCAACCAACCGCTAGGAGCTGCAGCGTTGGAAGGCAAGAAGCCTCGTGCATTAGCAACTACTGGCTTAAGAAAAGAGGCAATCTCTTTGTTAGTCTCTTTTGCAAGAGTTGGCTCTACTTTAGCAAGAGCCTTACGAAGTGCGTTTGCGCCTTGCAGTTTTACTGGCATCGCTACGCTCCTTCGCTAAGTCTTTCAACACATCTATATGTGCCTTGAATACCATCGGCGGTAGTTCCACAATGGTGTTGAAAGGAACTCCATACTCGTAACTCAAGCGAGCTGCGAGATAGGTGAGGGAGTTCCGATCTACCCTAAAGGGTCAGACTCTAAGACCTCAACTGACTTGAGAGTCTCAAGGAACTGTTCCCCGAAAGGTTTGACTGTTTCACCCGAACGTCGAATTGCTTCCCAGCACAGCCAGTAAACGTCTGACTGCTTCTGATCTTCGATAAGAGCTTTGTGAAAGCCCTTCTTGGCGTATTGCTCGAAGGCATATTCAATCAGCGGAGTAATTTCATACTCTGTTACTGAGTTGTCTGCCCTTGTTACCTTGAGTTTTGCCATTGTTAGCCCCTTAGTTAGTTATTAGGAAGTTGTGATTGCTACTGTACCAGAGACGTTCCAAGTTACAGACTGAGTTGATAGATCGCCAACTGCACCATTGATATCGGTTGTGTTGTTGATAAGGCAAGTCATTGTGTAAAGAGGGTTTGTCGCTGAAGTTGCAGCTGAAGTCTGCTTGAGTGTAACTGTAGCGTTGTTGCCCCATTGTGCCTGAAGTGTCTGGAGAACGTTCGCTGTAGCTGTGTCGTTGAGGAAATCAATAGTGACTGAAGAAGCCTCTAGACCCTTGACGAACTTGTGACCTGAATCACCCATTGCTGTTACTTCGAGTTCATCGAATGAGCGGTTGAGTGTTACAGATGTGACGTGGTTTGAGAGATCAACTGCATTGACAGTTAGAACTACTCCGTTGCTTAGAAATACTGCCATTTCAGTTATTCCTCATCTTTCTTAGTGGTTGGCTTTGGTGCTGGTGTTGTTGCTGGAAGCTGACCGATCTTGATTAGAAAGTCGGCTTGCTCCTTTGTCCAATCGTCCATCGATTAGCTCCATTCCGTTAGGGTACTGATTGCAATGTCGCAAGTCAGTAAATCTCCAGAAGCGATTGAGAGGACGCTAGGCGCGCTTACGCTTCCGACGTTAAATACAATGCTGGACGCTTCAAGGAGCGCGAACACCCGAACTACGTCGGCTTCGATGCCAGCAAGGTTGCCCTCATTGTCTAGCAATGGGACAAGGATAGAAATCTTAAAGTTAGCCATTGGGCTGATTGCTGTGTACTCATTGTTAGACGGCACGATGTAAGGATCAGCTGGAGTGACAATGACGCTGTTGGCAATAGGCGTCGCAGGAGGAAAACTAAATACTGAGTACTTTGTGTTATCTGTAAGAGCCGAAGCAATGCTGGAGCGAAGCGTGGTTATTGCTGGCATTTCAACCAACCATAGAATTCGGGCTCAAAAATGGCGCTAAAAGTCCACGAACGCGAGCCATGAGAGTGTTACCCATTCGGTAAGGGCTTGGAGTATAGCCGTCGATAGATACGCCACCAGATGAAGGAGCTTGACGGCTTTGCCAGATGTCAATCGAAATCATAAGGCTTGCTTCTTGAACTGCTGGCTTGCTTGAGTAATCTGTATAAGTAGTTGCCGCTACCTGACCATAAGGGTAAATTGGGTGAAAAGCCTTAACTACATTGGCTGCATGGGTAGTTGTAATGTTAATACTTTTTTCATTAACTGCATTTACTGTCTTTGACCCGTTGAAGTTCGACCCGCATCCCGTGACTGTAATTTGCTGCCCGACATAGAAAACGTCATCAACGTAGTCATTAAAGTATAAGACGCCATCTGTGCCGTTGTTAGAATGACCTGTTGCTGGAAGTACGTTTGTCCATAGAAAAGGTAACAAGACATCATCAGCAGCATCACAGACTGACTGCAAAACTGCATCAGTGTAGAGAGTTCCTACGCCAAGAGCTGTGCGAAGTTCTGCAACTGTTGTTGTACTCATTGTTATCCTTTCTAAAGACTTGAGGGGACTACAAGGGCTCTGGTAGCCCCCTCAAGCGACTTAGGGTATTACTTATGAAGCGTTATTGAACTTGAATGCTCCGCCTGCTGATGGAACCTTAGTTGCGATTGCACCGTAACCGTAGTATCCAACTTCAACCTGACCTGTACCGACCTTGTCGGCACGAAGCTGAAGTCGGCTTGATTCGAACCATGTGAATGATTCGCGGTTGACGACGACGATTGAGCCGTCTGCAACACCTGTGAGTGAGTAGTCAACGTAGAGGTCAAGTCCGAGGAGTGAACCGCGAAGTGACTGTGACACGTTACCTGCTGCGTTTTGTGGCTGTGAAGCGATAAATAGAGGACGGTTTGAAGAATCCACCATTCCCATGATGTTGCTCCATTGTGTAGGAGAGACAATTACGCCTGTTGCAAAGCGAAGTGTGTTTGTGTAGATAGAGTCAGAAGCGCGAGCAATAAAGCCAGCCATTTCTGCGCCATCCCAAGGAAGCGTGATTGTTGTACCATCTGCTGTTGCTCCAGCCTGAATAGCTGTGCGTACTGCGACGTTTGTTGCCTTTGCGTAAGCATCTGCCATAAGTGACTGAAGCTCTGCAAAGAATGCTGGAGAAGTACGATCAAGAACTTCTACGTCGAACAACTGCATTCCTGCATACTTCTTAACATCAACATCGAGGTACTCAATTTCAACTTGAGTATCTGAGAACGCAGCCTTCTGTGCTGTTTCTGCAACTGTTGGAACAGCCTTGACGCGAGGGATTTGAAATTTGAATCCGGCATCAGGAAGCGTCCCGGTGGAAATCGCATCAATGCTTGGACGACCAGCCGTTGACTTGTTGTTGATGATTTCTGTGAGCTGACGTGTTGGTACGAGACCAGCAACTTCAGTTGTTGTTGTATCTGATGCAGCTGCAAGGTACTGACGAGCTGACTCATCACCAAGCTGTGCGCGGATTGAGTTTTCTAGGAAAACTGCTGGGTTTGTGTCAATGCGTGGCGTTGTGTATGCCATTGCTGTAATTGTAGGGCGAGCAGCTTCGACAGCTGCGGCTTCTACTGGTGTTGCTTCGACTGTTGTGTCTTCCACGACTGTCTCGCTTTCTGTAGGTAGGGTTTCCTCGACAGGGATTGATTCCTCTGCCGCGATCTCAAGCACCTGAGCAGACTTGAAGGCTGGCTCTGTTACTAGAGAAACTTCTTTGAGCTTTGCAGCTGTGACAACTATGTGTCCGCTGCGTGATGGCTTTGATGCGATAATCTCTGCGCCGATTGATAGTCCTGAGACGAGTCCTTCTTGCGCCTGAATAAGCGCGTCGTTGCCACCTGTTGAACGTGAAAGCTTGAAGGTTGCGTAGATACCATCTGGGCGAACCTCAGCGGCAGTCATGCGACCAACTGGCTTTTTCATGTCGTGCAGCAA